TGGCGAGACTCGGGCCGCCACCCACGATGACAGCGGTATCAGTACGGTTTTCAGGCGCCAACCAGTGGCATTTTCGCGCGATGGCGGAGCTGACGTTCCCGCGTAGCGTGGCATCATCGACGTTGGAGATGGCGAGCCATTCGATGCCTGAGCCGCCCCCGATCTTCCAGACCTCGGGCACCCACCCTTGAATGACTTCATGCGGTCGAGGATGGCCGTGAAAGAAGACGACTGAAGTTCCTCGTGGAATCTCGGTGCGACATTCCTGCTTGTAGCTGCGCAGTTTGCCGGGAAAAATGTCCTGCCAAATATCCGTTGCGAGGCGCGCAAATCCTTTCGGCATTCCTTTGCTGATTTGTTCTATCCAGATTTGATCTCCACCAACAGGCTCAGGGCGCCTCCAGAACTCCCATATCTTCCAAATGTCCTGGGTCCAATTGCCGGCTTCCCACGCCATGACACTCGACTGCAATCCATCGGGTCGATAGACATCGCGCAGAATGGCGAATGGTCCAGTGTATGCCGCGATCTGATCCAACGGACCGGTAATGGCCGTATCGAGGTCGAAATATAGTACCCGCTCGCCGGTTGGAAAGACCTCGAGGGCAAAAAGGTAGAGCTTGTTCCACCAACCCGTCAGATTACCGGGCAGCGGTCGGGTTTTGATCCCCTCCTCCAACCCGGTAGGATCATCCGTAAAGCAGGTGAAATCCCCCGCGAACCCCGCCGGGAGATTCCGTCGCACCATGTCAAATAGGATATTGACGTACTCCGGGCCGTAGGCCGTACCCCATTTGACACAGGCGACGTGCAACATCAGGTGCCTTCCAACTGTCCGCGATTCGCGTAGTACACCAACACCAGACTCTGGGTCGAGGTAGTGGTGGAGGTGGCGATGCGGCTACCCAGGATCGCTCCGCCGGCCGAAGCCGTTCCGTAGATACGCCCGGCCGTGCCGGAGACGTAACCCGCGGTGTTGGGCGTGATCTGGACCGCGGTCTTCAGCGTCCAGGCGCGACCGGAGAGCTGATACCACGCGATCGTGATCTGGTTGGCCTGGGAAGCCAGTCCGGAACCGTCGTACAACGGCGTGATTGGATAGACCGTGCCTTGCGTGAGACTCTGGGCGGTCGCGCCCACCGCGGCGCTGGAGATCGCCACGGCCACCGGAACACTCGTCTTCTGGCTCGTGCCCTTGGCCGGCAGTGTCGTGATGCTGAAGGTCGCATCCCACTGCACCAGCGTGCCGACCGGCAGCGCGTTGCTCACTGGATTCCTGAGCGCGATGAACTCGCCCCATCCCAGAGTGGGCTCATACGCGGTGACGATCTGCCCTGGCATGACCGGGAAGATCGGCGCCGGCAGGACCGGACTAGTCACCGTACCGGCGGTTGTGGCAGCGGATTCAGGCTTCAGAAAGACCGTGTTGAAGCCCGCGTACGGCCCCGGCAGATCCGCCCACACCTTGCCGATATCGTAGTCGCCCAGCTGGTTGTTCTGCGCCACCCAGTTGTACGCCACGCCATTGTTGACCGTGGTCGGGAAACCGGGTGGTACATAGGTCTGGGACGCAAACGGAGACACCGGCGTCGCTTTGAGAGTGATGATGCCCATGTGTGCTCCTTTACGCGGCCAGCAGGCCCTGGAGGAAGCGATTGCTGGTCGTCATGTTGCCGGCGAACCCGACTAACTTGACCATCGCATCCTGGTTGACGGCAAACCGCTCATCGCCCAGCGGGGCGAAGTTGCGGTCCTGGTGCGGGCGGAAGAACAGATACTTGGTGTTCAGAAAGAACATGGTGTTGGTCGGCGCACCGCCACCAAAGCCACCATCCAGCACCACATCCGCATTCATGTACTTGAGCGTCTGGAACCCCAGTTCCGCTAAGTCCTCATCTCCCACGCGTTGCAGGGCCTGCATGGATTCGAGGTAGTAGCGGTAGAAGTTGTTGTCCGCGACGATTAGATCCGGTGCATCAGCGCCGCGAACCAGCTGCAGATAGACGCGATTCATATAGGTCTGGATAGTGGCGGTCGAAACCGCGGCGCCTCCCGTGGTGACCCCGGAGAAGTAGACGTTGCGCCAGAAGCTCCAGACCGAGGGGTCGATACCCCCTACAATCCCCGAGGAAGGCGTCGCGGAGATGAGCAATTGAAGACCGCCAATCTGACGTCCTCCATCGGCGGCGCCGTTGGAATAGACATCGAGAGCGACATTGTTCGTGAGGGTCTGCTCGGCATTCTCGATGCGCCCTTCCAACAGATCGATAATCGCCTCTTCGCCTGAGTTCTGCAGCATCTCCAAGCCGGAGATGGAAACCGCGACGGCTGCCTGTGCATAGTTGAATTCAGCGCCGGTAAAGACATCCGAGGGACTGATGTTGAGCACTTCGTACCCGGAGTAGCGCTTGTAGGTGCCGTTCTCCTGGTAATTGAGCTCCTGGACGATGGTACGCCCACCGGATACCGGTTTGACACGGCCGCGCGCTCGAAGTCGATAGAGCAGCGCGTTGTTCTTGGTGACGTTATCGGCCAGCTTCCCCGTGCGATTGCGCAGGGTGGTGGTCACGATCTCGGTCACCGTGGCTGACGGATTGATCAGAGCCATGGTAACTCCCGTAAGGTTTAGATTCGGCTGTTCGCCTCGGCGAACGCCGCTTTCAATTCATCACGAATGGTCCGATTGCCTTGCGGGATGGATGGGCTGTTACCCGCTCCAACACGCAGGGAACCGGCCTTGCGACGGGCGGCTTCCGCCTTGCGTCGCGCTTCCTCCTTCGCTTTCGCCTCGACCTCGGCGGCCTTGGCGATGAGCTGGGAGGTTTCGGGATGAGCCTTAACGGCAAGTTGGTAGGCTTCTTCGAGGGTTGCTGCGGCCCCTCCGCCAAGGATGGAAGCCATGAGGCTTGTCACATGGTCGAAGTAGGGGTAGGCCGATTGGCCGTTCGCATCAACTTTCGAGCGGAAGGCTTCAATCTCGCGGTTGGTGGTCTCCATCTCCGCACGTTCACGCTCCTGGGCCTGTTGGCGTTGCAGCGCCTGGAACTGTTCGTTGACCTGTCGCTGGACGAGTTGGTCAATGGGAACGTTGGGCGGCTGCTGACCGGGAGCGTTCTGCGCTGGGGTAATCCCCAGCGCACTCAAATCGGCGCCATTCTGCGCGGCGAGCTGACGGAAGAGCTGCGCGCGGTTGGCGGGAGGGCTGTTATGAATCTGGCTGATGATTCCGAGGACTTCCCGGAACAATGCGACGGGATTGCCGCCACGCGCCTGGATCACGGGGGCGAATTCGTTCGCCGCCTGCATGAAGTTGTTGCCGACGAGCCTGACCTCATCCTGTTCGGCAATCTTGCGCGCGACGTCGGTCTCGCGGCGCTGAATGACATGTTGGACTTCGGGCGGTACTTTCGCCCAAAATGCTTTCTCTTCGGCCTTCCAGCCATTGGGAGGAGGAAGCGCTACCGCAGGGCCCGGCGCCCCTGCAGGTTGCAAGGATTGGGCGGGTTGAACGGATTGCAGGGCTGAGGCTGAGGCGGCTGGATCTGGCCGGTTAGGGTCAGCTGAGGCGAATTTGCCGTGAGCATCTCGGGCTCGAGGGGGTCCGGCGGCAGGTTCGCCGGTGGAATCGGCTCGCTGTTTCCCATCTGCAGAGATCCGCTCGTCGTTGGATACGACATTCTCTTTCTCCTGTCGTGCAACGACTTCATCGCGCGCCGATTCGAGCTCCTCCCGGATACTACGTTCAGGTTTCTCTTCGACCTCATCTGCGACAGTTTCAGCGGTGACGCTCAATCAAGCCTCCACGCTTCATATCGGGAATAGTGTGTTGGGCGATCGCCCTCTTCAGGCTCTCGCGCACTTCCTGGCGACTGGTCGTCTTGCGAAATTCCTGAGTGGACTTCACCGGCGCATCGCCCAATTCAACAAGACGATTGCGCTTCAGGAACTTCCGATGCTCAACCCGGCTCGTGATGGGCTTGCCGGCCATATCGCCAGCGCGGGCAATGTACGGCTTGATGTCACCGAATCCCATGCAGGCTGAAATGACGCGCGTAACGGGATGGGGATGCTCGGGCGGGACGGCGTATTGCGAGATCGGGCGAAAAACCTCGATCTCGCCGCATTCGGAACAGCTCCAGACGTAAGTCGGCATCACAGTGACTCGCCCATGAAACGGACTGTATCACTGGTAAGCCAAAGCTTCTAGGCGGCTTTCTTGGTCTCCGCCGTCTTTTTCTCGTGGTCGCGCTGCTTTTCGCCTTCCTGCGCCTGGTGATGAAGATCCTTTTCGTGCTTCTCGCCGTCGTGATCGAGGTCCATGCGTTTCTCGGAGAGCTTCACATGCGCTTCCATTTGCGCGATATGGATCTTCGCGGCGGTTTCGAATTGCACTTTTTCCGCCTCGAAGCGATTCTTCATCTCCTGGACTTGCATATCGCTCGCTGCTTTCAGCTGCGCCTTATGCGCTTCTAACTGGGCCTGCATCTTTAGATCATGGTCGGCCCGGGCTTGCTCCATCTGATTCTTGATCGCTTCCTGCTGAGCCTCGGCCTGCTGCTTGGCCTGCGCGATTTGACCGTCTAGCTTGGCCTGCTGAGCGGCAATGGTGAGTTTGACCTGGCCTTCCATCTGGGCCTTCTGCACTTCGGGCGGCGGTCCCTTGGGCTGGCTTGCGGCCTTCTGGAGGGCATCCATCGCATCCTCGAATGCCTGCTCGATCGGACGGGCGCTCTTGAAGGAGCGGATGGCGAACATCATCAGCTCGCCCAGCATGGGAATGATCTCGGGAGCGGTGGATCCAGCCATCACCGCCTTGTCGAGGAAGCCGCCGACCGCCGTCACGAGCTCTACCCGCGATTGCTTTTCGGCGTCATCATCCATACGGATCGTGGAATCGGTCTCGATATCCAGCCGGAACTCGCGGTGTACTGGGTTCTTGAGTAGGTTCTCGATCTCTTCCCAAGTCGGAAGCTCGAGGAGCGCGAGTTTCTCAGGGGAGGGAGGCGCTTGGCCTGCAGCGGGCGTGCCCATGGTGGGCGCCGCCCCCGGATGCATCATTCCCGGTGCAGCAGGTGCCCCAGCCCCCGCCTGACCCATTTCTCCGGGTGGACCGGGTTGCCCTGATTGAGGCGGTGTACCCCCTGGAGGAGTTCCATTGCCCGGCGCAGAGGCGGCCTGTTGCTGCTGGAAAAGCTGGATTTGGAGCTGAAGTTGCTGCTTTTCGCCATTGGTAAGGAGTTTGACGCCGCTGATCTGTTTGAGGGTTTCGATGTCATAGCCCGCCACGATCTCGCCCACGATCCGGATGGTATCGCGAGCGAAGCGCTGCACCTCCATTTGGGCATCCTGGATGCGCAGAATGCTGAAATTACCCTTCATCTCCTGGGCGGTCGCGGTCTCATTCGGATCGCTGAAGCCGCGCACGATATCGGCGATCCCAGTGAGCTGGTAGACATCCTCGATCAGTTCTTTGCGCTGTTCGCGCAGATAGGACAGTGCTTCGGCGATCTCCTTGAGGGGAATCAGCTCAAACGCGCCCGCCAATCCGCCCTTATCCTTCAGGGCTGCCCATCCCGAGATCGGCACCAGTTGATTCTCTACCCCTTCCGATAGCAGACGGTCCAGCCCCTCGGCAGAGGCGTCGCGCACGCCGGCGACCTTGAGGGCCTTCGAAATCGCTACGATCCGCGTGCTGAGCTCGTCGATCTCATTGGCCTGGTCCTGGTAGAAAGTGAAATTCGGGGTGGGCAGCAATTCGTCCGACAGCGCGTTTGCCATGAGCGGCCGCGGCGCAGAGAAGAACCGATGCAGGCCCAACGCGTCGTCACGCTCATCCAGGAGTTTGTGGAAGTTCTTCACCACCCAGTAGCGGCAGCGCTTCTTTTTGTCGTGCACCTCGTAGACCACGGCTTTTTTGCGCGTGATCTTGATCTGGGTATCGGTGAGGTTCTTCGGTGACCAGTCCAGCGGGATCTGGAGGATTTCCTCTTTACTGAGGTTGGTGAAGCGCTCCCGCAGCTCGTCGCGATCCATGTAGGCACGCTTCCAGAGCAGCCTGACTTCCTGCCAGGTGCGCGCCCACGACCAGCCTACGTCCTCCCAGGAGACGTAATCGATGATCGTCTCCTCGTACTTGAGACGCTCTTCCCGAACCTCGTCCTCCTCGTCCGAGGTGATGTCCTCTCCTTCGGTCCGGGTCTCCTCGTTCTGAGGGCTCGGCTCTGCACCCTCCTCCTTCGCGGCATTCAATTCTGGCTTGTGGAAGTGCGGCTCGTAGCGCACCCAGACCATGGCCATGCCGGGCAGTTCGTAGTCCTGCACGGCGAGACGCATCACATAGAAGAAGTCATTGACGTTATCGAGGGTGTACTCGATCGAGCGCTCGAGAATTTCGGCGGCTGTACGACCAATCGGGTCGCGATCCTTGTAGCGGCGCTCAACAATAGGCTTTGGGTTTCGAGCGTAGAGCGCTGGAAGACGGGTTTGCACGTTGGCCCAGAGGATGTTGTAGCGTGTGATCGCATCCTCTCGGGGGCTTCTGACGTCCCGATACTTCTTGAGGATCTTGCGTCCGCGCCTAAGGAACTTGTCGAAGAGGCGCTCATGAGTATCGATCTCGTCTTTGAGCCAGCCGACGACGGGCGTGAGCTGCAGACCCGGATGGGGATTGACGGTGCCGCCCTCCTCCACCTTGCGCTTGCTGCGCTTGGCTGGGGAGCCATCGGGCATCAGGATCCGAGCCATCAGGCCACGACGAAGGTAGTCTGGGCCGAGCAGTTCGCGACGAGTCCGTTATTTAATGCGACTGGGAAGGGGTACCAGCCTACTGCCGGAATGGTGACCGATGAGAGAATCGCGGCCGGCAAGCTCGTGGCGCTGTTGGCATCATAGAGACTCACCGTTCCCGTAGCGCCAGCGAAAAAACCCAGAAGCGCGCCTCCCACGGCCTTGACGACCTGCGCCGAACCTGTGACAGGAGTAATGGGGGTGCCTAGGGGAATATTTCCGATAGCCATTCAGACCTCTATGGCGCCCACTGGCCGCCCCAGGATGGACCTTTCGCTTGCGCGGCCTTTTCAAACTCAGCCTGCGCCTCGGGTGAGAGATTAGTACGCCAGTGAAACAATGACCAGCCCGGGCCACGCTTCTTAGCCAAGGCTTCCGCGCGGATCTTGCTGAAGACACTCTGCGCGCCGTCGCGCGTGAAGACGAGCTGGCCCTGTTCGTCGTAGTGGCCGACCTGCCATTCCACCGTTTCGGGAGTCATGGGGATACTCTTGGGCTGTTGGCGCTCAATAAGGCCGTAGCCAGATCGGATAACGGATCCCCTATCGCAGTCTTGCCCACTGAAAACCGGGTATTAGGCTCAGCATAAGCCTTCGTTGAGGTGTGTCCCGGAACATATTTGCGCACTGAGCCATCCGCCATGAACTGGATATAGCTGGGCACTTTGAGGCGATCCGCGGTGCTGACATCATTGGGAGAAAAGACTTGGCTGGCTGGGTCATCCGTGGGATGGGTATGGACGATCGCGGCAAAGGGATGATCTGCTCGCAGGGCAAAACCCTTGCTTTCGTTCTGGGTCACTGGAATCGAATAGCCGTAGGTACCATCGGTATTGCGATAGAGCAGGCCAGATTGCTCGACATTGGGGGTCTTTGGGAAAGCCGCAATAAGCGCTTTGGCCGCTTCATCCAAGGTGGGTGAAGAGATCGACGTGGGATCATAGGCAGCCAAAGGAATGCGCTCCTTCAGGGCCTGCGCCATCAACTGAGCCCTCTTCGTGATGGGGTCATCCGCCATGCCGCGCAAGATTCCATCTATTGGCTCGCGGGCGCACCGCAGATTCTTGCGTCATATGCGCTCGCTCCGGCTCGGAAGCTTCTCTTTCGGGAAGAAAACATCATCCGCCGTCAGTTCGTGCAGGAAGCGCGGCTTCGGTTTGTCCTCGGCGGCTTTAATGGGCTGCCACACCTGGCCGATGATCTCGAAGGCATCACTCGGATGGCTCGACCAGTCATGGTAAGGCTCATCCGAGAGCATTTTCTTCTTGTCATCCCAGGCGTAGTGATAGCTGGTCAATCCGTCCCGACCCTTCTCCGTATGCTCCTGATCGAACCAGCAGACTTCTAACGTCTTGCGGGCAGCATTGATCTGGTCCGCCTGATTGGTAGCCGGGATCACGTTCATCATGTAGCCGAAGTCATTCATCTGGTCGCCGAAGGAGCGACCCCCCGCAGCGAGGGTCTTGGCGGCCGTGTCGTGGGGTCCATGGTGCTGGCCATATCGATAGCGCTGGCGGTGCTCGCAGTTCAATCCATCGGTGTCACGGGAAGCATGGCCTTTCAGAGCGACCGCTTTGCCCGCGAGCTGGCTGGCATAGAATTGCGCGTCCTTGCCGGTGTTCTGGTGGTAGTCAATTAGGTGCACTTCATTGCGGGCGATCTGGAAGAACCAGATGGCAGTGGCGTCGCCATATCCCAGGTCCCAGGCGGTATGCACCTCGAGCATGGGGTCGTGCTTGACGAGGGTGATCCGGCCCGATTGCTCCAGCTTGCGCATCTGGCGCGCGTAGATGGCGCCGAGGATCGCGGCCTCGAATGAGCATAGATACTCCTGCTCATAGAGGTTCTGGCCCATCTCCTCGCCATATTCGCCGATGAGCTCATTGCGTTCTTCTTCGAGCTCCCCATGCGCGAATACGCCGGTCCGATCGGCCGGCAGCACTTGGTGAAACCAGCCCTTGGCGGCTCGCGCAGCTTCTAAGAGCTTCCAACCGTGATTTTTGCCGCGGGGCGTCGTGATGAAGATGGCCCAACCGCCATTCTCTCGAAGAATGGGGCGCATATATGCCCACGCATGGGGATCAGCCAGAGCCCATTCGGAAAACACAATGCCGACAGGGGGTGAACCAACCAAGGCATTGTAATTGTCACTACCCACCACCTGCCAGAATGAGCCGCAGTGCAGCTCGATCTTCATCTCGTTGTTCAGCGTGCGCTTGCGCAGCGGGAGGGGAAAAGCTTCGTCAATCCGGCGTTTGCCGGTGTGGGGATTGATGGCATCCCAGATCGCCTTGCGGGCCTGCTCAGCCTGTGGAAGCATATGCCAGTAATTGCCGATCCGCTGGTGGGCCGCGTAGCAGGCCCAATGCATGGAGACGTCATCCTTGCCGGCGCGGCGATGCCAGACCGCGTATGCCCGCTTACCTCCGGCGGCGAGGTAATTCCAGAGTTCGTCCTGGTGCGGCTCCGTATACCAAGAGCCGAAGACATCGTACTCAGCTTTCTGCGGCTCCATTGCCATTCACATGAGTGCGATGATGGCCCTGGGTCATCTCGGGCGGCCGTGCGGTGGGATTGCGGAAGACGTAGGTCAGATTGCCGTTGATATTCAGATCCTGCGCTTCGGTGGGTGTCGGCACCATTCGCGACAGAAGGAAAATGGCGCCTTTGAGTTGCGTCACGCTCATTTTCTTGGCCTCCGGATCAAGTACATGATCTTGAAGGCGCTTCAGAACCATACTGGTCTTGATGCGCTGGCGCACCACCTCGGGCGTCCATATGCGCTTGCGAGCACTCATCAGCTGGCATTCATGGTCCAGTTGTCGGACCCGAAGTAGGTGAGGAATGCGGTGAGGCCGGTCGCGATCAGGGTGCCAGCACCGGCAGCACCGTTCTTGATGGTCCCGCTGGCATTGTTCGGGTAGATCGTGACGTTCTGGCCGGTGTGGTTGGCGATCGTCATGGTGTCGCCGATGATGCAGGGGCCATTGGGGTTGCCAGCGGCATTGGTGGTGTCGGCGCCGCCCAGGACTTTCACGGCGCCCGCCGCGCCGATGGTGGTGAGCACCATAAAGTCGGTCGCGCAAAGCGTAGCGCCCGCCAGGGAGACGGTGGTGCTGGGGGCGACCTTGGTGAGGAATCCCGCTTCGGCGGTGCGCTGTTGAGGGGGGACGCCCGGCAACCAGACTTGGATGGTCATCAGTACATCACCGACTTGCGCCGGCCCTCCGCGTGGGTTTTGGCCGTGCCGCTCAGTCGTTCCATCCGGCCGCGATGTCCAGTGAGAACTCCCACAGCTCGAGCGTTTTTTTCTTTGTGGGAGGCACTATCGATGCCGGCTTTGCGCACCGTGCCGCCGAGGATGCCCTTGGAGGTCGGCGGAGGCTTCTGGCCGGGCATAGCGTGGGTTTTCTCCTTGGTATGCACGTGGGTGCCACCTACCGCATTGGAGTTCTCCAACCCACCAGCCTTGCGCGTGGATGACTTGTGGTAGGACTTCGTGACCGTGCCGCAGGCTTCCTCAGCCTTTGCCATCCCCTTGGCGCCTGAGCCGCCCTTCTCGCCCACAGGGCCTTCCCGATGGGGGCCCACTCCCTTCCCACCCCGCGCGTGATCCATGCTCTCGGTCTGGTGGGCGTTGATGTAGCCGGGCATTCCGGACATCGTATTGCCGCCCTTGAGCGATTCGGAGCGGGTTTTGACGTTACGTGGCGGATTCTGCTGGTAGGTCGAGCGAGTAGTATGGATTGAGTCGCCCTGAGTGAATCGTGCGGCCATCTACTTCTCCGAAGAGGTTTTGGCGCGGCCTCTGAGCCGCTCCATCCGACCTGAATGACCTTTGAAATGCTTGCCCGCGGCTTGATCGGCCTCGATGAAATCTCGGCCCACCGAGGGCTTTACCCCGACTCGTTTGGCGGCGGTCGGATCGTGCGCGACCATGAATCGATGCTGCTTGCCGGATGTCGAAGGCATGACCTCGACTGTATCACTGGTCAAACGGTGGGGTATAGGGTTTTGGGAGTGGATGGCCCATGAAACGACCTTGAGGGCCTTCTTCGGGGCGCGGCGCGGGCGCCTCAAGCTTCTCTCGAGGACATCGGGAGGCGACCCAGGTGCGCCAGGACTCCCGAATCGACTCTGCGCTAATGCGGCGAGTGGTGACGACCTGACGAGGAGTGTGAGCGAGAGGGATCCTCATGGGTCATTCATTGCGGTTCGAGCGATCAGGATATCCGTGGGTGGGACGGCCTCTTCCTTGGCCGCCACAAATAACACCTCGATCATCTCCGCTGAGCGCGCGATATCCTCCTGCAGGACTTCCTGGGTGTCCCACACGGGCTTTCCGGCCTTGCGGCGCTCATTCGCCCGATAGCTCACCAACATCAGGATCCAATCCGCCACCCGATTGGCCAGTTTCGGCGGAATGGGCGAATCAGGCAGAGCACAGCGGGCCTGCATCATCTTGCGCAGTTTATCGCGCTGGCCATGCAAAACCTGCGGGAGGGGCGCGATCGGGACGATTTTTGATTTTTCCATGAAGCGAGTCTAACAGCCGCATTGCTTACATAGCGTGCAGGACTTGGGTAGCCATTTCCGGAAGAAACAAACTACCCGACAGTAAAACCCGTGGGCGGGTTCGGCACCGGCGCGGGCGGAGTGAGCGTGAAGGTGACCTCAGAGCTCCAGGCGCTGTTGACCGGGTTTCCATTGGCGTCCAGACCGCCCGTATCGGCCCGTACGGCGCCCGCGAGGAGCACGCCGGTGGGTAAGGCGGGGGCAAGGAGCGAAAGCGGCTCCGAGACTGCGGACGGGGGTGCCTTGACGCCAAACGGGTAGGTTCCAGGAGCGGAGCCGGCCGCGGTGGTATCGCGGACGCCCAGCTCGTAGGCGGTGATCTCGCCAGGCGTGATCGGAGTGCCATCGACGTTGGTGGTGGGATCGGTCCATTTCAGCAAAGTGGGATTGGGCATTGTCATCTCCTAAACGGTCTCGATCAGGAGACCGAACTGTTGGTGAATCAAATCGCGTTTGAGCAGCCATTCCCGCTCGGGATGGCCTTTGGCATCGACGAAACGCATGCGCCCATCGTTCTCCACGATCAGGAAATCGATGCGGATGCGGCGCTTGTGGCCGGTGAGCGGGATGCTGATCTGGCGCATCACACCGCGGATCTTGCCACCCAGGCGTTCAAGCTCGAATTCCTTGAATTTCTCGAGTTCACGCTGGCTATCGAACTTCATGCCCTGCCACGCGACCTTTACGTTGCCATGGCGCGGCTGCTTTTGCAGCGGAGTGGCGATCTGCTGTTGGATCTGCAGGCCCGCGCGCCTTACATCCGCTTCGGTCCAGCGAGGTCTCACGCGCTCTTCTCCGGCAGCTTCCACCAGCGTTCCAGTTCCGCCGGCGTAGGCTCGCGCAGCCAGTACGGCGCATCGCACTTGCAGCCGAGTATGTGCTGACAGCCAGGTTGGATCCGGCGTGGATAGCGATAGGCGTCCAACATGCGCGGCTCGGGTTTGTTCACGCGCGCCTCCTAAAGGTCGCGTCATCCTCGCAGAGCTGGCGCGCGAGATTGTCGCTGTTGGTGCTCCCGATCTGTTCCGCAGTTGTGGGTCCCATCCGATATGCGATCCAAACAGGGCCCGTTTCAACAGCGCGCACGACGCTGTATTTGCCATCTCCTGTGCGGTGAACGCTGACATCCGAAGTATCCCACTTCACTGCATTACCCTCCTTCGCCAGCAACGATTCGGGATGTCATACCAGATTCCTGAAGGACCAAACTCGCGCGCGTATCCCAGCGCCAAGCAGCCGGGCTGGTATTTCTCCACGTAGGCCATCCAGTAGTCGGGGGTTTTCTCGCGCATCTCCTCCAGATTACGCATGGCGCGCTCCTCACCTTCCTGGAACTTGCCATCGTCATCAGTCGATGGCGATACGGCATCCTTGGGACGCAATTCAACAGGCTTCGGCCAGAACTTCCCGGTCCGAATATGACGGTCGGCGAGCGTGGAGACGGTCACCAACGTCTGATCCTTCAGCGCTTCCCAATACGCCGCGATAACTTCGTCGGAGAGTTTTTTGCTGAACACCAACGCCAGCTTCTCAAGGACCTTGGTAAATCCGTCGTAATCGCTACTTGCGTACATTGTGAGGCCCATCATCCGGCGGCGGCCGCCAGGTCAGTTTTGGCGCCTCCGTGGCGCCGCCATTTTTGGGTTTGAACTCCCCCGCCTTGCGGCACCAATTCCGCCAGGCCGCATCCCAGTCGTGCTTACGCGCGTTGGAGCCGGAGGCCGCGAGCCAGTGATCGGAGAATTTGGCGAACTCCCGCTCGGGGTCCGCCCCCTCCTTCCTCGCGATCGCCTTCCGGTCCTCAGTCAGTTCGAAGCCATCGGGTAATCGCCGGGCGGTCGGGGCGCGCGCAGCGCGCATTTCCCCCTGCACCCCCTTTGTCCCCAAAGGGGGTTCTTCTCTTGTTTGAGTCTGAGTTTCTGTTTGAGTCTGAGTATGAGTCGGTGTCCCATTGGTGTCTGGGGGTGTTTCAGAGTGTCTGCCGGTGTCTACTGGTGTCTGCCGGTGTCTTTCCTTGTAGCGACGCACCTTCTCGGCATTACGACCATCGGTTATCTGGTCGCGTCCGCTGGCCTTATCGCGATAGAGCTGGATGTTGATGACTCGCCAGCCCCAGTCGCGTTCAGGATCCACCAATGCAAGGCGGGCGCCCTGCTCAGCCTTCGAGCGACTATCCGGATCAGGCTCACAAAAACGGCGCATACACCCCTTCACATCCTCCACGGCCAAGCCGGTCACGCTGGAGATGTATTGCGGGGTGGCATCGATGACTCCGCGCCAATCAGCCATCGAGAGAACAATGGCCCATAGGCCAATATCCGGCCAACGGCCGCACAATGTGCCGGTCGTCAGCGAGGAAAAAAGCGGGGTATAGCCGTCGTTCAAGACAGCAACACCCTCACAAACCATCGCCACAGCTCCCAGGCGCCCCACAGCCCCGCGATCGCCCCGGCCGTGCAGACGAGCAAGAGCAACACCTCGATATGCGGCGCAATGGGCTCACCGTCGTCGTTGGGATCGAGCTTGCGGGGGATGCGGGGAGCGTCAGACATGATTGGCTCCAGCGGCGGCGCAACAAGGCACCGCGGTTGCTTGCGTCGAGGGGATGCGTCCGCGCCATGGCGTGGGGCCAAAAAAAACGTCATGCTCAAGATTCAGCGCCCCCTTCCCTCGCCAAAGTTCGGGGGGCGCCAAACCACAGGAGACCGAAAGATGCGACACGAAGACCGGGAATTCCGCGGCGAAACGATTCAGCTCAACGGAAATGGCTTCGTCAAATGCCGTTTTATGAAGTGCACCCTGATCTACACGGGTGTCGGCGCCGTAGAGCTCACCGGCTGCAGCTTCGGCGGCTGCGAATTTAGATTGGAGGGCCCTGCGGCCGACACCGCTGCCTTCATGAAGGCGCTGTATCGGATCCCTGGCGGGGGTCGAGAGTTGGTTCTCTCCGTCTTCAAAGACGTTGCTCCGGATATCAACCTGAACTGATGGATCGATGTGGAGCGAATTGGTACCTTCGATCTCGCAATCGACAATCTCTACGCGCGATTCAAGCTGGTAGGCTCGCGGCCGATAACTCGAAGAACAGGAGAAGCTATGAAAACCGCGAAAATCGCTACGATCGCCGTCGTGACCGCATTGTTCATGTGGTTGCAATCGCGCGAACCCGTCTCGGCAATAGATGCCCCGCTGCTGAATACCGCAGCGGGTAAATTCGGGCACTTCTGCGGGGTGCTTGCGGCCGTTACAGTCGCCGTGTTGATTTTGTTTTGGGTCGGCGAGGGAATCGCAGCGCTCGTGCGGCGCATGCGTCGTCAGAAGTCCTGAAGATCCAAACTGCTTACTGCTCCAACTCTCCCGATATCTCAGCGCGAAACTAAAGATTTGTCGGGAGCATTCGGTTTTGTGACGCGCAACACAGGAGGGAAAATACCCAGTTGGTTGCATTGCGACCATCGTCCGGTTGGCGTACGGTTTGCGCCCTAAACGCTGCCGTAGAGCAGCGTAACGAAGACGGGTGGTTCTATGGTTCGCGCAATTCCCGGAGCCGCACTCGCCGTCAGCTGGATCGCACAGGAGTTGATCTACCTGGGGCAGATCCTCATTCGGATTGCCTATGGATGGCTGCGTTGGTCTGAGCAGCACGCTAGTTCTCGAGCTCCGCTTCCGTCTCGATCGCCTTCTGCAACCGCTCAAGAGACCGAAAGCGGGGGTTAGGCGCATTGCCCTGCCCGAATTTATAGAGCCAGGAGGAGCTCATCTGGTGCTTGCGCGCGAACGTCGCTATGGACATTCGTCGCGTTTTCAGAGTCTTATGCAAAGATTCGCGAACGTTATGTAAGTCCATGCCCTCCTTTTTAGCAACTTCTTGCTATCGTCGCAAGCAGCATGTTGCTAGGAACTACCCAAAAGACTGCTAGACCCCCGCCATACCCTTTACGCATGGGTGTAGCGAAAGAACCAATCAAAGAGATCCTGGCAAAAAACACTCGCGCTCTCATGGAGCGCCGCGGCTGGGGCCAGGTCGAGCTCGGCAAGCGGGCCGGTATCAGTCAGACCCACGTCGGAAATATCCTACGTAAAGAGGTCGAACCCACGACGACGATGATCGCCGGCTTGGCAAAAGCCTTCGGTTTGAAGGAATATCTGCTTTTGATACCCGACCTGCCCGTCGAGCTTCTCGACTCAAACGAAATCCCGGCCCTCGTCCAAACATGGCTCTCCACGCGGTGGCCTCAGCCCACTGAATAGCATCTCTCAGTAGGTCCGCAGCAAGATTTTGTGACCCATTAGCAATATCTTGCTTGACATCCCATATTCGTCTCTAGCAATATACTGCTACACACGAACCACGCATGGGAGAACAAGCAAGTGAAAGAGCGCTACGTCCTGGTCACCACTGAGCACCGCGGGGTTTTCGCGGGCTACGCCACCGAAACGGATGGCGATGTCATCAAGCTTCGCGCCGCGCGCAACTGCATCTACTGGTCCAGCGATGTGAAGGGCTTTCTGGGCCTCGCATCCAACGGCCCGACCCGCGATTGCAAGATCGGCCCGGCTGCCGATCTCGAGTTGCGCAAGATCACGGCCGTCGCGCAGGTGACGCCGGAAGCACAGGCGAAGTGGGAAAACCATCCCTGGGCGAAAGGTTGATTTCAACATGCACGCGCAAACCAACATCATCCGTGGCGAGCTGCCCGCATGGGCAGCGAGCGGGTCCGGGTACGGGTACGGGGACGGGGACGGGTACGGGGACGGGGACGGGTACGGGGACGGGGACGGGTACGGGTCCGGGTACGGGTACGGGTCCGGGTACGGGGACGGGG